AAATTCGTCACGCATATATTCGCCGTTCTGGTCGACAGAGACAAAGATCTCGCCCTGCTCAGCCTTGGCCTTGAGGTCCTCCTCGAGGTAGTTAGCCGTGTCCGTGCCATCGAAGAACACCAGCTCGCTCGGCTCGTAGATCAGGTCGGTCTCGATGCCCTTGAGGATCTCATAGCGATTGTTGTTGTCTTGCATGATGGCCCTGAGCTCGTCAGCTCGCTCATCGCTCATGTGCTCGTTGAGCTCCTCGGCCGTGGCGTTCACGTTGACCGCGAGGCGCCCGTTCGAGTCCCACATCTCCAGCTCGTTGTCGACCGGATCGAACCTGATGTCAGTGATCCGCTCGCCTTGACTGTTGCGGATTGCCGTCTGCTCGCCAGTGATGAATCCGATCTGGTCGTAGCCCTGCTCAGCCGCGAGGCGAACTATGCGCTTGATGGCCAGGGACACCCATGCGTTGCCCTTGAACGGGGCCTGCGGCTGCTTGCCTGCTTGGCGATTCCTCGCCTCATCGTACTCGAGCCGCATCATGGCTTGGAGCTTGGGCCTTGCCAGATCTGCAGTCAGCGCATCGAGCTTGTTAATCGCCATCACGCCGCCACCGGCTGCGATCATGTCTGGATCGCCATACTGGAACGGCTTGCCATCGACCTCGACGACCCAAGCGTAGCCCTTGTCGACGGCCACCCAGTCAGTCGGAGGCGGGTCAATCCGCTCACGGTAGCCGGTCCTCGAGCCGGCTTGGTGGATGCCAGACTGCAGCTCCTCGATGAATAGGATCTTCTCGCCCTTGGGGCCTACGCGATCGGTTGTCCGTATCCACGCAAATACATTTTCCTGCTCCCAGTAATCGGCATCGAAATTCTCAATCTGCCGCTGCTGGATCTCGTCCAGTTCGCCGCGATCGAGCCTCGCCCTGAGCTCCTCGATGTTGCTCTGCTCGTCCGTAATCTGGACGCCACCGAATGCGGTCATCTGGTCGGCAAAGTCTTGGTAGTCCTCAGGCGCCAGATTCTCGAACGAGACATTTATGATCTCGCCCTTGTCATTGGTCGTGCGCTCAACACGGACATCACCGATATTCGGGTTGTTGGCCACATCGGTAATGAGCTCGTCGACCTCCTCATCGGTGAATTGCACACCAAGGCTCGGCCCTCTCAGATTGCCGGAATGCACGACCCCGCCACTCGGGACCTTTGGCGTCCTCAGCAAGATCTCGCGATCGTACTTGCCGCCGTCCAGCACAGAGCCCGTACCTGCGAACCGGGGAGCACCGGCAAACCCGCCGCGCTCGCGCTCTTGGATGTCAGTCTCAATGGCACCCTCGGCCGAAGCGACCGCGGCCCGTTCTTGATCTTGACCGTGGAGCCTGAGCAGGTACGGCCCAGGTTCGGCAACCGCCAGCCATGTCTTGCCCTCGTCTGGAGTCGCCGCAGCCGTTCCCATCTGCGGGTCGTAGATAATCTCGTAGTCGCGCTGTGAGACAAAATCAAAGCTGCTGTAGATGACCTCGCCATCGTTGAATCGGCTGTCGGGATCGAATCCGTATCGCTCGTAGACCTCCTCGAGCTCAATCAGATCCGTGGTGAGCTCAACCCTTGCAGCCATATCGCCGCCGTACACACTCTCCTCGACCACGATGCCATTTTTCCTGACGTAGGCGATGATCTGGTCCTGCGTGATCGTGCCGCCTTGCGCCTCGAAAAACTCCTCGACCTGCAGGAAGTCCAGCTCAGGGTAGGTGGTCTCAATGACCTGCTTGCGCTTGCCGGTTTCGCCTGCGTTGTGCTGGCTCAATGTCTCAGGCTTGACGCCGAGCTGTCTGGCCAGATCGCCCTCCATGACGACATGGACGGCTTCGCTGGACTCCCACATCCATCGGTTGCCCTTCTCGTCCCATGTGCTGCGAATGATCGGGTCGGCCGTGGTGCTCCAGCCCTTTGCCTTGTACTCCATCTTGACCATCTGACGGAAGTTAGCTATCTGATCCTCGGTCGGGTTCTGCCGCACATCGACGGTTTTGTCGCCCATCTTGACGCGCAGCTTCTTGCTTGGCAGGTCGGTCTCATAGACCGGCTCACCATCCTCGTCGACCAGAGGCCTTTGGACCTTGGACACACCGGGCTGCTTCTTGAGCAGCGCCATCATCTGTTTCACTGGGCCCTTGGACTGGGGCATCGTCTGGGCTGCCACCATGACGCCTGAGTGGAAGCCGGGGATGCCTTGGTAGAACTCCTTTTGACCGGCGAGCTGGCCTCGCTGCTGCATACTGATTGTGGTGTGGGTCTCCACGTAGAAGGCGTCGAGCATCCTCCAGTCGCTCGCTGCAGCGAAAGCGGCCATGTTGTTGGCAGCGTGTGGCTCATGTTGCCGGGTCGACACGAAGAACGCAGCCGCATTCACTTCGGCCAAGGCCCGTATCACGCGGGAGCTCTGCCCAGTGCCCTTGAGTGTTTCCATCTCCTTCGGCGTCATCGACAGGAAGCCGAGGACCTGATGCCTGTTGTTCAGCATCAAGATGCCATCGGGATTTCCCATGCTGTCGAGGAGCGCGCCGGTCTGAGCCGGGTTGTTTAGTGTCGGGCCGGTCTGCTTTCCAATGATCTTGCGGGTGAATACCTTGACTTTCTTGTTGCGCGGGGCCGGGGTGATCGGCTCGTCGGTGCCAACGGTTTGGCCCTTCTCGTCCATCATTGTGAACGTGCTTTGCTGAGCCCCCATGAGGATATGGCCGAGAACCTGTACGTCAGAGCCATCGAGGAGCTTGCTGATGCGACCCGTAATCATCATGTCAGGCTGCGAGGCTGTCAGGGTGCCGCTCGGATGGTTGTGGGCCATCCAGACCTTTGCCGCTCCGGGGATCGTCAGGACTGCGCCAGCGTAGGTCGACGGATAGACGCTGGTGCCGTCGAATGTTCCACGACCATGTTCCACGACGCCGACGACATTGTCGTTCTTGTCGAGAACGAGACCCCAGAACCCCTCGCTGGCGTTCTTGCGGATCTCTGCCAGGACATGAGCCGCATCGTGGGCCGTGACGACCTTGGTGATGCCGGTCCTGATCTCGCGCTCCTCCTGCACCCTGACGATCGCCTTGTAATTGGCCTTGGCCTCCTCGGCTCGTAACGGTTTCGCTGGCTGGTTGTTTGCGTAGAACTCGCCAGTGTCCTCCTTGACCATGTTCTGAAAGGCCCGAGTGATGACCTCCTCGACGTCGCGCTTGTTGATGGCCTGCTGTGCCGTGCCGTGAGCCCGAGCCAACATCTGCGGCTGCAGGAACTTGAGGAAATAGAACATATAGTCGGGCAGCAGCACATCCTGATCGAGGCTGATGGCCATGTCGCTCGGGCCCTGCCGGGTCCGGTGCGGTGTGCCGGCGTTAGGGCCGACGCGCTGGATGTAGAGATCTCCCTCAGCACCCTTGCCAGTCTTGATGGTAAACGGCGGCTTTGGCGGTCCCTGCGGACCAGTGGTGAATGTGTAATTCCACGACTCCTCGCTGACGCCGTCTGGCTTGTCTGGCGGCAACGGCCCCATGAAATACTCGCCAGTGTCGGTGTCGAGCGTGATGCCGCCGCCCTCGGTGAGCGAGTCGATCTGATTTACGAGATCGACCTCCTCATGGAATAGGGCCTGCATATCCTTACGGAGCTGGTCGCCACGCGCCTGCAGCGCCCGGAAGCTGTCGAATAGCTCGTAGGCATCTTTGCCCTTGAGCTGGCTGTCGCCAAACATCCCAGACTTGAATATATCCTTGTGGGGAAAGTGCATCTGGTTGAATCGCATGACGACCTGAGCATCGTTGTTCAGGTCGATGTCCGGGCCACCGGGCTCCCAGTGCTTGATGTTGCCCTCGACCCACGCGATGTCAGCGAATTGCTGATTGAGGTTCTGATACTTGGTGCGGACTATTATCAACTGCGTCCGTGCCTTATCGAGCTGCGCCTCGCCAAATGAGCGGAGCTCTCCCAGGGTGTCACGCTTCACCGAAACCTTGGCGCCCTGTGCCTGCGCCTTTTTCGTGATGTCGAACAGTGTTTTGTTGATGTGGAGCTCGTACCGATCGAGGACCTGCTCATCGGTCAGGCCTTGGTCGATCCACTGTTCGAGCAGAGCCTTGTCATCCTTCGACAAGGGTACGCCCAACTTCCTCATGCAATCCTTCAGTGCCATCGGTCCCTGATCTCCATGAAGGCTAAGATTACTGCGCTAACGAGCTCGTCGTCATCGCGGAGAATACGCCGGTTGAGCCCCGGAGGCGAACCCATGGGGAACACCGCGTCCTCAGCCGGCACCACTCCCAACCAGCCAACGGCGAAAAGCTGGACCCCGCCCTCAGGATCTAACGCTGAGGGATCAGTCCATCCGAGCGTGTGGAGTGATGTATTCACGACCGGACAATGTCGAAGTCTCCAGCACCCGGAACCTTAGTCAGCGCGAATTGTGAATTGGTGATGTCCTCGCCGTCATTGTCGTAGGTCTGCTGCTCTGCTGGATCGAGGTCGAATCGAACGTGCATCTCGGCCAGCTTGTTGTCGACCTGACCGGACTGATACCGGATTCCGGTCGGAACCTGACCCGCGGCTGCCGGATCGCCGTCAGCTCGGGCTGCATACTCGATGCCGTCCACCGCTGGCGCGAAGTTGAAAACGTAAAGGCCGTCACCGACCTCGGTCATGGCTGCGTCCGTGACCTCGAGGGCCTGCGTGTCGAGCCTGCGGATCCTGATGGTCGGCACAGTTCCGGGCGCAGTCAGAGGTACGCCGATTGCGCTCTCCCAGTAGGCTGTGATCGGGACTGATTTAGACATGGTCTGTCACCTATGGATCTGGAAAAGGCCGCTGGTCGCCGGGGCCGTACTGATGGCCGCGGTTAGAGCGGTCCTCGGTGTCTGGTGGAGCTGGTGGCCTGCCGGCATTCTGCCTGACCTCATCAGCTACCGCTTGGCCCTTGGCATTGCGAACGCGAACATCGTAGCGCCGCTCCTCGAATACATGATCGTCAATCTCCACACTGAGCTGCGGGTTGTTGCAGTTCGGGCAGACGGTCAGATCAGTCTCGCGCTGGCCGACTGCGCCTTTCGTTTTCGAGCGCCACTCGCAGACTTGGCAGTATTTCCACCACTTGATGCCCAGTTGATTCGGATTCGCCATCTCGTTTCCTATACCGGCGTGTTGGTCAAAGTGCCAACGCCGTCATTCCAGACGCTACCAGCAGTCGCGCCTTGCGCCGTGACCGCGTGACCCTGATCGCTGTTGAACACCATAGCGCCTGCGGCCTTGCCATCGTTGGTATTCACAGCATTGCCAATAGCGTTCAACTGCGCATCCGTGAAGCTGGCGAGTATGACAGTACCGGCCATTATCATTTCATCGTCGTCACCAATGAGATTGCCTGTGCCGGTGATGCGCTTGGCTCCACCGTTGCCGCGCACCATCGCCTGATCGGCAATGTTGGACGATGAACGGACACGGCTTGGATCTGTTCTGAAAATTTCGCGCCAGTTCGTGCCGTCATAACAAATCAGACCTAAAGTGTCGCCGGGTTCAGCGCCGTAGGTCACATCGTTTTCAAGGATCAGTGCAACCGCGCTGTCTTGCACCGTGATGTTGCTATCGAATTGCAGCACGATGATCGTGCCGATTGGTTTTGCACTGATCGAGTTTATGGTCGTCGTGCCGGTAACGTCAAAATAGTTACCGTCTGAGCCAAGCACCAGTGCTGATGCGCTGGCGATGTCAGCACCCTTGTCCCACTCTTGGGTGCCGGTGTATCTAATGGACTGATCGGTCGCAATCTCCATCGCCAAAGTGTTATTGGTAGAGAGCTGCATCTTGCCTGTGACGCTGTTGATGAGCAGGGAGTCGCCGCCAGCAGCAAACTCAAACCACTGGATATGTGCTTGCTCAACACCGGCCGCGAGAAACCTTAGTTCTCCTGAGAGGAGGTCGGCCGAACCACTGTCAATATCCAGCGTGACGTTGCCTGTTCCGGGCCCAAAGATCCCGTTACCCTCGACTACGAGGTCACTGTCGATGCTGAAAAAGCCGGCATAGCCAGTCCACAATATGTTGTCACACGCGCCAGCCCCGGTGATCTCAAAGTCATCGGTAGCGTTGTTCATGTGGAATTCGACGTAAGTCCCTACCTGAAACCGCTTGTGAAAGCGCCATGCGGACGTACCAGTCTGGGAGCTCAGCGTGATCTGGTGAGTGTCGTCGTAGATCGTGACGTCGCGCGATGACCCCTGCCCTTGAATTTGCAGCCCATCCACCAAATTACGGCAGATGCCCTCCTCGCCAGACTCCAGATCGCCCGTACCCGTCATAAGAAGTGCGCCGAGCAGATCAATGTGTATCCGGTAGTCAGGGTCAACAACGAAGTGAGCCACCCGGTTGAATTGCAGACCGGCGTTACCGTAGTTGAATCCCTCGATGCTGAACACGCCCTCATGCCCTGTGCCACCAACGAAACCAACGAAAGAGATTTTTGTTTCCTCGCGGCCAGTGATGTCGCGTGGCTGGAAGTATGCAAGCGCACCAGCATTCTCATCTGCATACGTTGTGCCCGGTGCAACAGCAAGACCAAAGGCAAAGGCAGGTCGTCCTCCCGGTATCATTGTGAGGTCACGATTGTTGATCGTGTCTGCTGGCTTATGCGTGAGGATCAGCGTTCCATCGTGCAGGCCAGTTTGACCGGGACACCATTGCCATCCGTCAGGATTCAACACACTGTTTGAATCAATGAGCAGCAGTCCGACATTGTTGATGGAGTTGAGGACGACCTGAATCATCATCTGCTCGGCGTTGTCGCCGTAGGTGAAATTCGCGTCACCCTCGATGGTCGTCGGGCTCGCAAAGACGGTGATCTGACCACCGACCGGAGTAGGAACTATGGTCGCGCCACTACCACCGGCAACGACGACGAGCATCTGCGTGTTCTGGCTTGGCTCGACGCCCTCCAAGGTGATGGCCTGAATGCCAAACGTGCGGTAGGTGCCGGAGTCGGTGTTCGACGAGATCTCTATGATGAAATGGTTGTCGGCGTCTGACTGCTCCTGCAGGTAGATGATGGCGCCATCGGTGAGCAGATCGAGGAAGTTCGCAACGTCCGTGCCGCCGTCATTGGTTTCGTGCAGGTACATCTCAGTGGCGAGTGTTGGATCTGCGTTGTTGAACCGGACTTGGCCGCTGGCTGGCGGCGCAACAGTCTCAGTACGGTATCGCCAAGTGCCGAGGCCCTTGAAGCCAGTAGCGGCCGGGGCCTGCACGTTGGCCGGTTGCAGATGTATGCCACCGGGCTGCATTAGCTGGCCTGCGGCGTTGCGACGATTTTATTGATTAGCTGCGTGGTCTCGTTGCGCTCGATGGCGAACACATAGACCGGATTCGGCTCACGCTCTTTTTGCTGGCCAAGCTGCACCACCAGATCCTCGAGGACCTGCTGGCTCATTCCTCCACCGGGGGCTCGGGATGCCAGTTTTTGCACGGCCTGAATGAGATTGGCCTGCGTTTCGGAGCGGAGCATATCGGCTCCGGCGTTAGCGCGCTGCGCCTCAACGAGGGACTTAATTTCTGCCACCAGCTCGTCGAGTCCCTGAATGGTTCGACGGCCGTTGTCACCGATCTCGACATCATCGCCACGCTCCCTCATTTCCTGCAGTTCTGCTGCTGTGAATACCTTAGCCACCGAGACAGTCCTTTAGTGCTTTGAGCATATTTTTCCGCTTCTGGGCGAGCTCGAATTCCCTGTTAGCGTCCGTGCGTACCTTGACCGGCCTGCCATCCACGGTCTCTCCGACCTGAGTGAGCTCGACGTCACCAAAGTCCTGAGTCGGCGCGAATTCCGGCAGTAGGTTCTGGGCCCTGGCCAACATCTGCGGATCGTGTGTTGCCGAGGAGAGCACAAGTTTTGTCAGCTTGTCGAGCTCCGAGGAGTCTATTTTCTCATCGCTCTGGTAGTAGGTCTCCCACGCCTCCATGGCAGCCCTGACTTCCGCGTTGGTCATGTCGTTGATCTCGATGCCTGACTCATCGAGCATCTTGGAAAGCTGTTCAAGCGCGGTGAGTAGCTCCCGCTTTTCCTCGTTGATCGTGAACTGGTCTCCGAAAATCTCCTCGCCGCTGGCCACACGATCCAGCGCCTCGAGCACCAGCTCAGGATCTCGAGCAGCGATATAGCCGCTCTCATGCAGGAATTCAGCAACATCATCGAGCGTCCTGCCGCCCTCGCGAATAAGGCCGCGGAAATTCAGCTTCATGTCGCGAGCGGTGAGCTCAGAATCAGGCGCCAGACCACCCATTCTCTTGATTTCCTCAATCAAGTCAGGCCCGAAGATGGACCGCTGGCTCGGAAAGTCTCCGGCCCGGATCTTGTCGAGGTACGGATCCACAAACAGGTCGACGTCCTCCTTGTCGGCGCGCATCTGGGCATTGGTCGTAAAGATGACGCCACCGAATCGGTCCTGCTGGAACTGCTCGACATCATCCACACCGGCACGGCGAGCCAGATTCGGAATGCCGACCAGAATCATGGCCTGAAACTCAGCCGCCTCAGGCGAGGTCCCGCCCTCGACCAGTCGCTCCTTGAGCGTGGCGTGGAGCTCAGCGTCCTGACGCGCCTGCTCGGGATCCTCCTTGGCTTGGAGCGCCTGCAGCTCCTTGACCTCCTTGACCATGCTTTCCTTGACGGTCTGGGCCTCATTGGCCGACATCGGCTGGTCGATATTTTTGAGATCCCGCGCCAGCCCCCGGTGATGTTCAGTCGGAGCGATCTTCGCGAGGTACTGGCCTGCAGGGATCTCGATGTCTAAGCCGTTGGCCTCGGCATCACCGAGATTCGCGATGCCAACGCTTTTCGCGACCTCGTCAGCGTCCATGCCCTGCTCTTGAAAGTAGTCGATGAAACGCCGCGCCTCGATCAGAATTTTGCCATCCTTGCCGACGAGTTTATTTACGAATTCCTCGTACTTGGTCGGCGCATTCTTGCGGGTCTCAGATTTTTCGGCCGCATCACCCATGGCCTCAAACGCAGCAAGGCGTCCCTCGGCCTGCCTTATGTTCGCGCTGTCACGGATAAAGCTCGACCCAGGGCCGACGCCACCGATCAGTGCCACGCCATACAGCGTGTGCGCAGCGATGTCACCGGCATCCGACCAGAATTCTCCACTGGTAAGGACGTCAAATACGCCGCCGTCGCCAGCCATGGCCTCCATCTCTGGTCTGGTGTCGCCTGCAGCTCTGGCCTGCCTTTTCAGGTACTCACGGCCCACGATTAACGTGGCCTCCTGAGCGACCTCAGTGACCAGCTCAGTGGCCACGCCTTCACCATATTTCAGGGTCACGCGAGCGACTGCCTGCCTCATGGTCGGCTTGTTCAGAATGTTGTTGATGACCGCGCCAGTCCGGTCATTCAGTATTTTATTGACGCCGGGGATCCGCTTGGTCAGGGCGCCGAAGCCAAGGCTCTCGAGAGCTGCGTTCACGCCACCGACCGCGGCCGAGGCCCACCGGGCCTGCTCCTCATCGAGACCCATGCCGATGTACTCGTCATAGGCCAGACCTCGCTCCAGCCGGAAAGCGGCCTCAGCGAACCCGGCCCTCGCACCGTATCCGGCACCAGTCATGGCGCCGATGCCAGCACCCGCAAGCGTACCGACACCAGCGGTAGATGTTCCTGCAACGAAAGCACCGCGAGCTGCACCAATACCCGCGCCAACGGCAATCTCATCGAGAGCCTCGCCAGTCAGCCACGACATGATCGGGACCTGCTGCGCCGTGCCGGCAAGGACTTTCGCGTACCACGTATCGGCGCCAAACATCCCGCCCTCGAGGAGCTGGTGCAGTTGATCGAGCTTGGCCTTGTCCTTCTCGTTGTCTGGATTCTCGAAATTCGTCAGTTGCCGGTCGCGGATCTCAGCGATCTCGGTCATCGCCCACCCAGACTGCCAGCTCAGCGACATCTGCCGGTACGATCGCTCGAGCCTCGAGAGCTCCTTGTGATCGCGCTGCAGGACTGACAGGTGGTATGGATTCTCAGCAACGAACCGATTGAAGGCCGGGGCCCCATTGATCCGGTCGGTGTATTGGTCGTAGTCGAACTCGCTGGCGGCGAGCCTTTTCTCGAGACCCTCGAGATCGTTGGCGACCACTTCCGAGGGCAGCTTGGTGACAGCCGACACACCGAAGATCCTGGCAGACGTATCGTAGTCGTACTGCTGCACGTTCGCAGCCTCGAGCCGCGCCTTGCGCTGGCGCTCCAGTTGATCCGCAACGTATTCTTGAGTGGCCCCCATTAAGTGCCCCCGAGCCTGCGCTCGATCTCGTCGTTGACATCCTCCATCTGGGCCTCGGTGATCGTATAGATGTTGTACCGATTGCCGTCAGTGCCAACCAGATTAACCAGCGCAAAATTGGCCCTCTCGAGATCTCGCTCAGCGACGTCATCAGCGACCAGCCCAATGTCAACGGCCATCTGCTCGATCTTCTGTCGGTGCGTCATCTTCTGGCCACCGTGTACTGTCGACGAACCGATGAACGGCTCGCGAGCTCTGTTGAGGGTCTCAGGATCCATCGTGACAATGAGCTGCTTGTCCTCCTCGTCCGTGTCTGGGTCCCACCAGTAATGGTCGGTGAATGCCGCATCCTTGAGCATATCGGTCCAGATCGTAGCCTCCTCGTCGGCAGTCAATTTCTCTCCCTTGATCCCTTCGGCAATCCTGATCTGTCGGTCGAGAGCCCTGACCGCGGACCAGTATTTTCTCTCGTCCTCAGGTGTTCTGGCGGTCGCCGGGATTTTTTCCATTGTCACCAGCGAGCTATTAACGCGCTGCATCGGCGTCAGGCCGGGTGATTCCGTGGGCGGCTTGGCGCTGGCGATGTCCTGCGCATCTCGGATGCCCTTCTGCTCCCGCTTGAAGTCGGTCCAGGTTCCATACGTGAATGCCTGTCGCCACGTTTCATCGTCGAGGTCGACCTTCGCGCGCTCGGCTGCCGACATCCCAGTCCAGAGAGAATACGATGGAGCTTGCGACGTTTCACCGAGCATGATCTGGCCATCATCGCCAATGAGATGCGCGTCTGCCCCAGTCTTGGGCTCCGTATAGAGCACATCGACCTCACCGAAGCCGTCACGCTGCTGCCTGCTGATCCACGCCGCTCTGAGTGAGTCCTTCTGCACTTGCAACAGCGATCCCCACTGTTCGCCAGCCATGGCGACCTCGGGGTTTATCCCCTGATCCAAGAGACCGCTGGCGCCCCGCATAACAGTGGTTCGGCCCATGCCCTCGAGGCGACTCTCCGTGACCTGATAGTCGTTACTCAGGACTTTCAGGGCGGTCCTGACTTCATGGTCAAGGCCCCGGCTGAGCCTTCTGACCTCGTCATTGACCTTTTTGGGATCCGTGTAGGTGTCCCGAATCCCATCAAAGATAGCGTTGGCCTCGGTCATAACGGCGTCGTGCTCGTTGCCCTTGCGGGTTGCTTCCAGCATTTTCACGCGCTCGTCGAGCGGGATGAAATCAGCGATCGAGCCTGAGCCCTCGCCTGCAAATACCTGATCGCGAGTGATCCGGCCTTGCGATTTAGCCATCGTGATGGATCGCTCCAGCAAGACCTCGCGCATTTTCGGATCCATGGCCAGCAACCGTTTGCCGGAGACCGTTGTGACAAAGTCCTTGCTCCAAGTCTCATGCTGGCTCTCAGTAATAAAGCCCTTGGTGAGCAGAGAATTGATGTGCTCCAGATAGGAGAACATCCCATCCTGAGCGGTCTGGGCATCGCTGGCTGCCAAGATGGAGCCCTGCAGCTCCCGGCCGTGCCTGCCGAGCTCGGCCACATTCCAGTCGATTTCTCTGGTCCGGGCCATATCACCAACGGCGACTTGCCCTCGAGCGTTCATCAGGCGAGCCTCAGCGTCGAACAGGCCACGATCTCGCTGTGACCTGACCGTGGGGAACAGGCGCTCATAGTGGCCCTTCATGGCCTCGTTGTACCGCTCGGTCTGCGTGGCAAAGTCCTGATCGTCGGCCAGCTTGTCGCGCTCTTGGATGTCAGCGATCAGATATTCATTCTTGGCGTGGGCATAGCTGAGCGCGTCATCCTTCTGCTTGTGCTCGATGGCCATGTTGGTAAACGTGGCCGCAGCTCGGGACAAGGCATCTGCCACCGCCAGCTCACCCTGCCCAGGGATGTCGATTCGATTCGACCGGAGCTGTACTCGGGCGCCGTAGTCTGCTGCTTGTGGGAGTGTAGCCATTGTCCTGTCCTTAGGCGGTTACTTCGCAGTCCATCTGGACCGACACGGAATTGGACTCTACCAGAGTCTCCTTGTGACGAACCCGCAGGGTGCCGGTGAAAGTCTTTACATCGACTCCAGCGTTGAGGAGGTAGCCCCAGTTCGCACTGAAATCAATCCAAGCGTTTATAGCCGATGTGCCAAAATTAAAGTCATCGCCACTGGTCCTGTCCAGCCTGCACTCATGGTAATACGGGTTGAGCTCATCCAGTGTGTTGGCCCACTTTCCGAGGCTGGACTCGCCGGCAACGATGGTGGACTTTCTTACGGAGTTGCCTTCTAAGTCGCTGAAACCAGTAAGCAGCAAAGAGGTCTTGCTGACGTCAGGGTCCGTTCTGGACTCAGCAATGACGATCGCGCCAGTGTCGATGTTTAGCGTTTCAACAACGACCGGGCCGATTTTCGCGGGGATGAATCCGACCCAACCACCTGCTTTATCCCCAAACTCTGCCCATGTCTCGCCATCGTCGTCCGACTGGAAGCAGCCACCGATCTGAAAGTCAGGGGTGCTGGAGCCGCCACCAAAACCGCCGCTTCTGGCAATCATCAGGTTCTTGCCAGTATCGGCAGCGAGCTGTAGCCCGGTGGGGAGATCGTTCGGGTCGACTGGATTCCAGAATATGCCATCAGCCGAGGTCAGCAGGTTGTCTGGATTGGTCGCGCCCTGCACAGCGAAGAACGCGCCAGCACCGTTATTCGCCATCGGATTCCAAACAATCGAACCGATGCTGGTCTCAGGGAATGGATCGTGGCGCAGCGACCATGTGACGCCATCCAAAGTTCTGTAGATCCTGCCGTTGTGCATCCCTACCACGACGACATCGGTGCCGTTGCCGGCCATACGGGCTTGGTTTTGGAAAATACCGGAACCGAAGGCCTCAGGAAAGGTGCGCTCCGTCCAGCCGGTGCCATTGCCGGAAGTCCAGTAAGAACCGGGGGTTGTGGGGAATTCACCAGAGCCGAGCCGAATATGCAGGCTAACCTCAGGACGCCATTGTTGTTCTCCCATGCCGGCATTCGCGAAGTTGCCCGGAACTGGCAGCTCCTCGAGCCAGTTGTCCGCATCGCTGGAGGATCTGATCTGCGAATTGGTCGTCCCTATGAACCCGCCAGTGCCGTGGGACAGCCTGACCGCGGCGTCGAATTCATCGTTGGCACCCGGATTCGGGCCGGATGTACTCTGCGTGAACGTCACCGGGTTGATGCTGGTCATCCTCCAAGTGAATGATCCGATGTCGCTGCCGGCTATGACCATCCGGGGGCCGGGACCGGCGTATTCCCACATATCTATGGCATCCCAGAATGAACTGGGAGCCCATTCAGCCGCTAACCAGTTGATGCCGTCACGCGAGAACGCGACATAATTTTCAGCAATGGCCATCCATGTGCCGGTCGGCTCGTACCGCGCAAGTGCCGGCACTGGTGGCGTGTAAATCAGCGAGCCGCCACCGAGCAGGCTCACTACGAGTAGTCCACAAGAAAGGACCCCTTCCACGTAACGCCGCCATCGGTCGTGTAGAGGTGGACTGTGTCCAGATCGTCGCTCTGCGGTGAGAGGATCGGTGCAATGCCAAGCGGCCATTTCACGGCTGCTGGCCAGATCGGCTGGAAGTCAGGAACACCCTGCACGAAATCAATGTTGATCTCGTAGTAGAAACCGGCGCCAGCGGCAGGCGCCGTCAGGGTCACGGTGAAATTGGCGGTCGCAGGATCTATGTCCACGGTGCAAGACGAGGTCTGGTTGACGTCGATCGTCACAGCATTGGCGGCGATGACGAATGCGACGTTCGCGATCCGGTAGCTCTCGATCTCCATTTCACCAGAGAAAACGTGAGAGTTAGCGGCTGGAACAACGTACTCAATATCGCTCGAGGCTGCCGCGCCCCTGATGTAGCTCGTAACCGCATCATCGAACTGGTAGAAGGCCAGCCGCTCAGTCGGGCCGATATGAATGCTGCCAGCGTCGATGTCGATGGGCTCATCGAAGCTGTAGACGTCTACGCCGGCACTGGCAAGAAAGACCACCGCATCAACGCCCAGTAAAGGGTCCACGGACATGACGAAGCTGCGAGTGTCGCCGGCATTGGCGATCTTGATGTCGCCGCCGCTCGTCACATCGAGGCGAGTGCCGGTCAGGACGATGTTGTTGGTGATCGTGTTGCCGTTGGTTGTGACCTGCTGCAGGGTGCCGAAGCCACCGCCGCCAGCGAGCGGATCGTAGTAGGACGTAAAGGTCAGCGCATCGGTGCCGATCGTCTTGGCATCAGGATCGCCGCCGAGGCGCCACAGGACGATGTCCGTTTGAGCGATAGTCCACACCGGGACCAGGGTGCCGCCAACCCAGTCTCGGTTGCCGTCTGCATCGCCATCTCGAATCCACCCTGAGCCTCGCACCGAGTAGATGCCATTGTCGATCGGATCCGTTTGAGCGGTCAGCAGGACGCGATCGAACTCCGTCACAACGTAGCCGCCGATGGTCTGGCCGGTGCCTGAGAGCGGCGTGACATTGATTGCCGAATGCGTGTGGCAGGGCGCCTTGATGGCCAGCCCGAGAACGAATCCTGAAACTCTGAAATTATCAGCCATGACCTACCCCGTTGGCCAGAGTGAGCGCGGCTTGACCGGCGAGTACAGGCCGGAGGTCGGGACGCCCGGAACCAGCTTGCCCACGTTGTTGGCACCGGGAATTGGTGAATACATGGTGCCCGGTGCGGTATTCGCAGTTGCGCTGGTGCCGCTCGGACCTCCCTTGCCACCCATGCCCACGTAAGCGGACACGGCCGATGTGATGCCGTCGATGATGCCAGCGGTCTGAGCTGCCTTGCCTTCGCGCTCTGCAGCCTCGGCCCGGTACTGCAGGCCTTGGGCCTCGTTCTGGCCATTCCACAGCACCGACATGACGCGGTACTCGCCTTCGGTGTTCAGATCTCCGAGGAGCTTGGTCAGGCCATCGGTGCCGGCGCCTGACATACCAGCCACCGCAATGGCGCGCGAGTGCATGAGCTCCTTGTTGCGGATCTCCTCGGCCATCTCGCGGGAGGTAATGGCCATCTGCCGAACGGCTGCCTCTTGGAGGCCTTTGGCTTCCTCCTCCTTGAGCTTTTTCGCCTGATAGCCCTTATAGGCCCCGGCGACCAGCATGACTGCTGCGACTGCTATCTGTGCCATTTATCGAACCATCCGTAGTAGACGCCTTCCATGTGCTCGAACCCCAGTCGATTCATCGTGTAGCAGCTCTCAGCGGTTGTCGCTATTGCTATCACTGGCCCTCGATACGCACGGCACCAATCGAGTGCCCTGCACAACGCGCGCATGATGATAATGGATTTCAGGTGGGGCTGCAGTTCCGGCTTGTATTCAGTGAAGTATTTGCCAATGCCACCCTCGCGAACGAGGCCAATGAATCCGGCAGGTTTGCCGTCCATCAGGATGACGAATGCGCGCATGGTGCCGCGCTGCGGCGCACCGTAGTATTCCAAGATGTCCGCGGTCGTCGCGAACCTTGACTCGATTAACGGGGAGCTCGTCGCTTGGTGTTGCTTCGCTTCTCGACTGACTCGAACTCCGCTATCGCTGCCAAGATCGTTGCTGGCCGCGGTGTTGCTGCTTGCAGACATATTCTTGAATCCGGTATCCACTCCCCGCCAAAGGGGAAATTGTCCTCATGGTAGTCCTCCCAGATCGTATCGGCAGGCGTGTCCTGACCCTGCTCAACGAGCGGCAGGTCCGATAGGTTGCTGAAATCCGGGCCGTACTGTAATCCTTGGTAGTGCAAATCCGAGGCAATAAATCCGATCTTGTTGACCTTCTTGCGCTCCAGCAATCCGATGCCGTCGAGAGTGCCGAGCTTGGCGCTCTTGAACAGTGCCGTGTACGGCAGGCCCCAGATGACATTGGAGAACGGTGCGCCAGTGAGGAGCGAGAGGTCAATGTCACCAGAGCTGTCGACCCGAGCAAGGCCCTTGTCAGCCCCATCAGCCCAGATCGAAACGTCCGCGTCATCCAGATGGCCTGAATCAATACGCAGGGCTGGTGTCGCGTCGGTAGTTACATTTACGGTGCTGACCGGGACTCCGGTGTACTGGCCCCATGCGTCACCGAGGTAGTTGTTGTTGCCGCCAACCGCCTCGGACTCCAGCGCCCACTTGAGCAAATACTTGCGCGCTGCAACCCTTTGATGACTGACCGTGTAGTAGACCTGATCCTCGACCGTGCCGGGGAGGATGGCGACATCATCGACAGTCCACAGCCGACTTTGGACTGTGTCCACGCCCAGGATGACCTCGCACCAGCAGATGACGTTCTCGAGCCGATCGTAGATCAGCACTCCGACAGTGCCATCGTTGCGCACACAATGGACGCGGACGTCAGGCTTCATCTGCACAGCGATCTGCCGGATGCCGGCGTCGTTGTAGTCAGGCGCAAAGATCGACAGATCCACGCTCAGGTAATCAGCGCCGGCCGAGTCGTAGCTGAGCTCGTAGAGCCGCTGCAGGGTCCGATCGACAAAAACGCCCTTGCTGGCGATTGTCTTGATGTTGAAATTGGTCGGCGTCAGCGCCTCGTCGAACGAGCTCGAGCGCACCCCGAGAGGATGGTTGCCGTCCATCCGGGCCGCGTCGACGTCTGCAGCATTCTCGCTGGTGCCGAGCAGCAGCCTGCCAAAGGACTTGAGCCAGTTGATAATGCGGATCGGGCCTGAGCCAATGTTTCGATTGATCGGGCCAGAGTCGCCCTCGGTCTCGTCATCGAACGATTCGTAGTTGTCCGACACCGAGCCATAGATGCGATCGTTGCCAGCGAACCAGAGCCGATTCTCATGGATGTCGACGGTCGAGGGAAAGCCATCGAACCCAGACCACTCACCGAGCTCCCAGTCCTTTGACGCCAGCAGGGAGCCGAAAGGCTCAATCACGTAGGCGTCGATCAGCTTCGATGTGGTAAAGCCGGTCATCCGGGCAATGCCGGTGCGCGAGCCGCCAGTGTAGCTCAGGGTGCAGTTGATCGGGCCGGCTGTGAAATCGCCAGCCTTCACGCCGATGCGATAGAAAATGATCTGACCGTCCTGCTCATCGAGGAAAGTCGTGTTGGTGTTGGAAGTGTACTGCGGCGTCAGGTCATTGAACGGGCCTGAGTCCGAGCCGATGGAGAACTGCACCGTGATCGTGCCGATGCCCGGAGGCATATTCTCGATGATGATGCCGAAACGCCGCGCCTCGCCGTTGCCGGTGACGCGGATCGTCGGGGAGAACTCGTCCGCAGCATTGACCGCCTCGGTGACGACCTGACCCTGGGAGGCGACACGAATCAAGACGCCGGCCCGGTGCTCGTCTGGGGCCATCGAGGCATCGAATATATCGGCACTGGACTGGACCTGAATATCGCCCTCGATGGCGCTCACTGTTACCGTCGAGCCATCTGTGCTGAGCGTCTGGAACGGGCCGTCCTCGGGCCCGTAGGCCACCAGCGACCAAGAGTTGCGAACGACGACGCCATTGGGATCTATGTAGCCGCGGCGCTCGATCTTTTGCATATTCAGGTTTCGCGAGATGACGTAGATAACGTCACCGGACTGGGACCACCGCACAGCCGCGATGTCGTCCTCGTCGTTCCAGCCGGTCTCAAACTGGACGATCTGCTGAACGCTTTGGAAGATCTCGCAGTCATCGCAGACCGCGGTGTAATTGCTGCTGTTGGCCAGCTCGATCCAAAAACTCGCTCCGGGCGGTATGAAAGCGATGTTGTGCCGGCCTTGGCCGAGATTCGTTTCGCGGACCAGCTCGTCGCCGTTTACTGTCGTGCCAATACGCAGCCGAACAAACTCCGTGATGACATGGAGGTCCATCGAGTGCTCGACCCCCTGATCTGGACCAGCGACCGAGATCTCCTGAGTGATCTTGGCAAAGGCATCGCCAGTGCCGGTCAGGTTGCAGGTAAAATTCGGCGTGGCGGCACTACCGATCGCGGCCGTGGCACCCAGGTCCGAATCATCGTTCCACTGAGAGAACGTAAAAGTGGATGTGAAATCGCCATCAGGGATGGTTGTGCTGACAGTCGGCCTGACGAGCAGGACGTCATTAACGCGGAACCGGAGCTTGCCGCGCTGGTCGGCGCCGATGCCTCGCTCTGATCCAAACTCGATCAGCGTCGTGTCATCAACACCGAAAACAAACGGCATCTGCCGAGTGAGGTTGCCATTGGGGCGGTCCTCGGAATACATCTGGTCGATCATTTTCATGCCCGGTCTGAGCATCATCGAGCCGAGCACTCGAGGCATCCAGTTTGTCTGCTGAGCAGCCGACATGGACATTCGCTCGAGATCCAGTCTGGCCAGACCGCGCTTTGAAACGACGCCTCGGTTGAATGCGAGGAGGACCTTTTCGCCTATGCTCATGGCCTATCCGATCAGTTGATTGCGTGAACCACCGTCGAAATCGGCATTGCGGAATCCTTGCCGAGACCGAGCCCAACCGCCTTTTGGCGGGAACTTCGCAGGCTCCTCCATGGCGTCGACCGCCTTCGCTTCACCGAGCCACATCTTGTACCAGCGAGCGAGCTCGTTGGCGTCGTAGTCGAGGCCGGTCAGGCGTGGTGCCACTTTCATGGCCATGTAGTGCTCGGCCATCTCGGTGAAATTCATTGGCCAGAGCGCGAAGTCAGCGCCGAACTGGTTGTCATTGCTGACGTATTTCACATAGATCGGGTCTGCGTCCGAGAACCAGAACGCGCCCTCGCGGGAGTATCTGGTAATCGGGATCTGGAAATACTCGTCATAGCAGACGGCCATCGTCCTGAGCCAGTCCACCGGACTTTCAAAGGCAAAGATGTAGCCGAATGATGGCGTGATCGAGGGGCTGGAGTCGAGCTGCACAGTTCGCTGAGCGAATTGCCACTGGCCCATCTGCAGGATCCGGTTGACGAAATCGTTGTCCCAGATGTCGTCGAGCTTGTAGCGGGGCTCGCGATTCTCAGTGAGAGTCGCCAGTCTCCGCTCGCCAAGGATGGTCAGAGCGCCGTTGTAGATCGAGAGCTTGTCAGTCATTTCTTACTCCAGGCCTGCGCATCCCTGCGCAAATGTTCAATCCTTGATCGGCTTATCGTTGCACGGCAGATTCGTGATTCTGCGCGTACCGCCGAGCAAGATCTTCGGTCTCAAAACCGTCCTTGAGAGGCTTGCTCTCACGAATGACGGCCCACTTGTGATGCGTACCAGTGTATTTGACCTCGTAGATCGAGGGCAATTTGATGGTTGCCTCCAGTGGTGCCAGCTCGTAGAGCTCCTCGCGAACAACGTGGGCATAAAGCCGGCCGGCACCAACTACGTGCAGGACCAGTTTCCACTCCATGTTATCGGGTAAGCAGACGATCTCGTCGCCGGGGCGAAACACCTTGGCAACGTGCTGCCAGAAAGACTCATTCATGCAGTCCTCAGGGGTGACACCCATCGGCAGATCGACGCGCCAGCGGTTTGACTTCTCGACCTCGAGGCCCATGCGGCCCTCGGTAATCGGCTTCGCGGTGTGGACAGCCTCAGGCTGCTCCGCGTCTTGCTCGGGTAATGCTTCTGCTGTTGCTGGTTCTGACATTTTTCAGTCTCCGTGACAAGAAAGGGCGAGACCCGGATGAGTCTCGCCCTCGCATTGTCGCGCCAGTTCAGGTCCTACGTCAATTACGTGCCGTTGACCATCGTTACGAGACCGGCAGCAGTAACCACCGTGACGATGCACAAATCTACGAGACCGAGGTTGTTATCAACAACGCAGACGACATCATTGACACGAATGCCCTTGTCGTTTCCGTCGTCGATATACCCCGCGCCAATCACCGTAAGCACCGGGTCAGCAGAGATGTAATCGTACTTTGCAAAGCTCAGGCTGCCAGCGTCAAGGCCTTCACCCATTCGAGGCTGGCAGAGGTTCAAACTTCCTGTTGCGTATGCCACTTTAGTTTCTCCTCAGCCTTAGGCAATGAGCGTGTTGTCGATTACGTTCACGACGACGACGCCACTGTTCTGCAGCAGTTGTGAGCCCATGTAGATCGAGCAGCGAGACCAACTGTAGTCCTGCTCCTCGTCATACCCCGCGCGCGCCTCGATGTTGTCGGCGTTGTAAGCATGGCCGATCGAGTTTTGGTGATACGCGAAACAATCACCGTCAGCCGTCGCGTTACCCGGCAGATCTGGATGCACGATCCAGTTCATTCCGAGCCACTTGTACGTCTGTTGGCGGTCGCGCCACGCTTCCGGCACATTGTCGATCGGGCCGTTTTGCGTGAAGTCTCGAGAGGTAAACGATGCCAGGGTCAGCATCACGCCCTCGAAGTTAGGCGTGACCAACATGGTGATGCGGCCGTCATACGGAACATCTGCCTGACCGAGGCGAGTTTTAGCCTCGAGACAAAGGTTCAGCGTAGGTGCGGCGGCTGCGCCAGTGTTGACCGTGCCGGTTGCCAGCTCCGTGATGATGTCTTGGTCAATCTTGCGATTGATGACTGCCATGCAGGTCATTTGCATGATCGCGCGCTGGTTGCCCTGCGAAGCGAAGATGTTGAAATCCGTCTTGCGAACGAGATCATGCCATTCGACCAGCGTAGCCACAGGCTGCTGGAGATCGTCGCCGCGAGCAGGAATCAACCCGTTCACGCCGCGTGTCTTGGCGGTTGCGCCGCCAGAGCCGGCTACCAGAAACGTCGCCTGATTGCCTTTGATGACAGCTTCCGTGGTCGTGCTCTCCCGAAGGAGCGACTGGTGCTGCTCAAACGCGGCGATGAATTCCTGCCGGTATTGAATTTGAAACGCTGTTTCGGCCATTACGGCTCTCCCAGATAAGTGAATAGATCCATCTATCGACTGGTCGGGGTAGCCTGATTAGCTGGTTTGCGGGGTATCCAGAGCGGGGCCGCAAGGTCGGCGTCAGGAGCCGGGAGGCGTCAGGGCTGCCAAAGGCAGGGTATCTGACTAATGTCGTGGTGCCGAATTTACCTCAGGCGTACCGAGATGACAAGGGTGTGTTCGCCTTTAGACCGTTTCCTGTGGCCTGCTTGGCGTCCTCTCGAGCCAGAAAAGCCTCGCGCTCAGCCTTGGTCATGTTCTTGCCCTTGTTGGACAAGTTCTGGAATGCCGTAGTCTTTGGCCGGGACGAGTCGAACCAGCCAAACGCCTTTTCAAATACTCCTGCTCCACCCGTAGGCGATAGTGCTGCCATCATGCTCCTCCTGAGCTGGTGCTGATGCTGCCTGAATGCTTGGTGCCGCCAGTGGTGGACCTGCTTTTCTTGAACACAGTCTTATGCGGCGGCTTGCGATAGCTGGCCGGATGGCGGCGCTTGCCGCCCTTGACGTAGGTCGTGACTGGCGCCGACTCGGCCATTACAATCTCTGCCGGCCCGGACCCAGTGGCGTGTCAGCACCGCGGCGCCCAGGACGTCGATTCGCGTTCGCCTCGCTCGCCGGGACGTTGGATCCACGATCGCCAGACTTGATGCCAGTGAACGATTTTGAGTCGCCCCCTGCTGCAGGAATGCCTTTGAGTCTGTCCGACTTTTTGAGTTTCTTGATTAACCCGCCCATCAGTAGCCCCCGTAACCTTTCGACATCACGGTCTTGGGGCCGCTATGACTTTTCGAGGTTTTCGCTTTCGCGCCCTTGCGCTTTGACCTGCCATATTTCATCGACTTGGAAGCCTTGGCTGGCTTCACTCCATATCCATAGTTCTTAGGCATCATCGGCTCCTTGCGTCTGATAATGGTGTATTTGCGCGCTTGTAGTCGGGCCTCTTTCTCCTGACCTTTTTGCGCGTGTCATCCACGACCGTTGTCAGGCCGTGTCTCTCGACAGCAGCCGCGTAAGCCGCGGCACCCTGAGGGCCCTTAGGCCCCTTCTTCTTCGACCCCATCGTCGCTCTCCGTTTCGACTTCGGCCTCGTCCTCGGCCGGATCCGGGGTGCTATCCGGCTCCTCGGTCGCTACCGGATCGCCGTCAATGTGCGCCGGTTGTGGCGAGTCAATGTGCTCGCCGGGATCTCTTGGTCCACCCATGGTACTGCTCCTTATGCCGTTTTCCGTGCCTCATGGTCAATGCGGATCTGGTACAGCTCCCGCAGTCTGGCCTGAGACTTCTCATCCTTGTTGTACGCTTTGCGGTCGTCCTTCATAAATTTCTCGAGGTCCGCGATCTCGTCCTCGAGCGTCTGATCTGCCGTGCGGCCGGTCGCTGGTGCGAGCTGCGCCACCGGGTTGATCTTGCGTGAAATATCCGCGAGCCCTTCGAGCACACCGGGAATGTTCATCAGCGCGCGGCCCTCGGCATCTCGAGCATTCAGGATGGCTGAGGCGTTCTCCTCGCCAAACGTGGTCTCGATCAGTGAGCCAACCAGATTGATGTTGGCACGATAGTCGCTGCCCCACTCGGCCCTGAGCGCGTCCTCGGTCTCCTGATGGTGGCCATTGTCCATCTCGGCCATGGTGTCCTGCTGGTCCTCGGCAAAGCCGTTGTACCAGTCAATGACCTTGTGCATGACGGCCGGCTCGACGTTCATTTCGTGCATGGCGCCTGCGAAGTTTTCAAACAGATCCTTGTCCTCCTCGCCCAGGACCAACCCCTCGGGCAGGTTTTCAAGGTAGCCAGCGGCTTCGGCCGGGATTCCATTCGCGACCCGGAATGCGGCCAGATCCTCAGGCGTTGCATTCTCATCAGGCGTCTGCCTGAGGTTGCCACTGGAGATAGTGGCTTTTTGCTCACGAAAGGCCTTGCCCAGATCTGCTGGCGTGTTGTATCGCTCCAGCGTGGTTTTGAATTTGTCGTCCTCGCCGGCAAAGGCGTCCCGCCAGTTTGCGTTCTGCGCGCTCTGCGCGGACTCGATCAGCGCGTCCTGCGTGTCGAAAGATTTTAAGAATTCGACGCGCTCGGGAGGCGTGTCGTCTGTGACCATGTCGTTGAACCAAGTCGGCTCAGCCGGATCAGTTATCGGGTTTGTTATCGGATCTGTCGTTGCCATCGTCTAATTCTCTCGCTGCTATTTTGTCGGGGTCCGTCCTTGTCGGGGCCGACTTTAGCATCCATACCAAAGTGGTTCCTACGAATCTCTTGCCTTCTGCAAATGCTGTTGCGTGTGAGTCGCCGGGGCGGTAACTCAGATCGTGCGTCCCGGCTGCTCGAATAATGTAGGGCAGTATCAGTTTTTGCTGTCGCTCCGAGGCATTGCCCTCGTAAAGTGCCCGGATCGCCTGTACCTCAGCCTCGGTGTAATCCGGCCGCTCGATCGGATTCTCATGCGGCAGGCACTCCTCGACTCGCGCTTTCGTTTCTGTCATGCGGCATCGGCCTGAGCCATGCTGGCCTCAGCTTGCCCCACATCCCTTGCGGCTTCTGCTCCTGTTCGGGCCAGTTCGGCCTCCTGCTGCATCTGAGCCATTTCCTGCGCCTCAGCAATCTGTTTTTCGACGTCAGCCAGCGGCACCAGATGTTTCGCCGGCAGGCCCACACCCTCGAGCGCATCCCGAAGTGTGCCGGTCATATCGACGTTGTAGGCTGCAGTCGGATCCATGGCCATCGCCTGCTCGAGAAGTCCTGCAGTCTCCATGAATACGCTTGCGTTCTTGCGTTCGATCGCGTCGTGCAGCGGCGATACGAACTTGAAGTGGATCTCGCGGCCCTGCAGCTCTTTGGGCATATCTTGGACTGAGCCGAAGGTGCCAGCGCGCAACAGGAGGTCGAAGGTATCTTCACAAAGTTGGCCGTTGTATTCATGCTCCATCGGCTCGAATAGTGGCAAGGCTGCCCTGACGTATTCCTCCACGCGCTGACCCACCTCGAAGGCGGTCATGTCGCCCTCGGGAGGCGGCAATGTCAGTTTGTTCAAATAAAACGCATCAGCGATCAGTCGCATCTGCGCATCGCGCGAGTCGTAGCCCATCGGCAGACCGCGGCGATCTTGGTTGATTGGTCTGAGCACATCACCCTTGCGCTCGTCGTATTCATGGTCGGCCCAGGTGATGCCGCCAGCAAAGAGCTGGATGTCCGAGCGGACTGCGTCCTGCGTTGCGATCATTGGTGGCCTGACCGACATCTCGCCGGCTTCGAGCAGCGTCAGGCTCATGGCCTGTAGCAAACGCGCATCGGGAAGTCCCGCGACGGTCGCAGGACTGTACGCATATTGGGAGCCCGATACGGTCTGCCACCGCGGCAGGGTGAAGCCACGATTGGTTGATGGATGCTCGGCCATGATGTGATTGTTGAGCACATCCATGTAAACGATCATCCATGGGAATCCTGCGCCCTGCTCCTCCTGACCGCGGTAGATGTCGGTCGATACGACCAGTCTCATGCACTCGGTTTTCTGCAGGTTCTCGATGCCTTTCGCCCACCGGGCGACGTTCTGATGCAGCGCGTCCTCGCCAAACATGGCGACGAGCTGCTTGATGGTCGGCTTCCACTTCACATAGATCTCACCGATCTTGCCGGTCTCGTCCTCGGCCCATGCGACATCGCGCAAATGCCAAGTGCGAAACAACAGGTGCGGCTGCTCGGTATTCCAGTTGATCTCTTGGGAGATGCAGCACTGGCCGAAGGCTGCGAAATCGGCATCAGCCTCGGTCGTTGCCCGGATAAAACAGGCGATGCGATCGTACATGGCCCACTTCTGGCGCTTGGTGGCCCAGTCGAGCCATGCTTTCGCTGGCTGGCTCAGCGCGTCGTAGTCATGCACCGAGATCTGAAACCAGTCTTTTGCGCGCGGTCTGAGCATTGCTGCGAAAGAGGTTGAGAGCTCGCGATGCACGATGATCGGATAACTCGAATACAGGTGCTCCGCGAACTCCTCCCCAATGTAGCGCGTCAGAGTGAAGTCGGCGCGTTGCGGGTAGAAGTTTTCCGCAATTTCCTGCCACAGGGTCGTCATGGCCTTGCGCTCGTTGTATAGAGACATCCCTCGCGTTACGAGCTGAGCAGGTTTCATCCCAGAGATTCCCGGTCAGTCATCACCGTCTGCGCTCGAGAGCCTTGTCGTTTCGCAGACTTCCTGCGCTCGACTCTGCGGATCTCCTCCTCGTCTGGGAGGGAGGCATTGGCGAACATCTTATTCTTGGCCTTGGTGATTTTGCCGCGTTTCTTTTCGCGGCGCTCCTCGTTGGTCTTGTAGCCTCGACCAAGTCCTAAATTGAAGCTGCGCTTTGCGGTATTTTTCAGTCCACTCATCGGTTCCTTCTCCTTGGTCCCAAATTGACAGACGGCCTGCGGTTGATCTTGCCGAGCATCGTACCCGCAAGCTGATCTTTTCGCCACTCATGCAAGTGAGTTACCGATCTGGGGCCCGAGCTCCAGCTCTGCACCACGGCATCGCCGCGATCAGGCGAGCGGCCGAGCAATGCGACCGCGTCCTTCTTGGTCATCACCTTGATTCCGTTCGGTGTCAGCTCCCATGTGAGGATGGTGAGATCCGCTTTCAGCATGGGATCGTCAGGCAGTCCGATCGGTGAGCCACCGTCCTGGGCCGGGTCTAAGGCCTCCATGAATTTCCAGTAGACCTCGGCGCGCTTGTTGAAGAATTTGAGCTGCTTTTCCTTGGTCCGAGCGACTGACTTGTCCATGCCGACATGACGCTGGCAGTCGACGCCGTTTTCCTCCAGATGCGCATACGCCTCGGCCCCGGTGCGCTCGCCGCAGTCGATCACTGGAACTGCAGAATGCTTGCGATGTTTGAGCACAAGGGCAGCGAGGTCCCGGCCGTGAGGAGTCTCGGACCCTGGGACCGCGATCAGGTTCGGATAAAACCCATCATAGCGCGGTGCGAGTACCGCTTCGTCGCGTTTGCTGGCGCCATCCACACCGATCGCGCACATCGGGACATTGAGTGGCGGGGATCCGAAAAATTCCTGCGTCCAGCGATTCTGGGCCGCGATGACCCAGTCGGTCGGCACAAGCTGGTCTGGCTCGTCCTGACGAGCAGCCATGAAATTGCCGTCACGAATAGCACTTCTGAGAGGCTCTTGGAGTGAGTCCAGTTTGGCGGCGTATTTTCCATCGCCAGCGAGAAATGGATTGTCGTCAAGGCGCCCCGGAATGAAGGTCCTCGATTCCGGCTTGAGCATTTTCGGGGTGCCGTCATCTGAGTTTCTCCCTGATGGAATTCTGACATCGGGCCCATCGACCCAGTGATCGAAAGATTTTCCGGCATCGTTGACCATGGTCACGACCCATCGGAGCTCACCGGGCTCGGCCGGGTTCTCGTAGCGATTATCCAGCCACGGCGCGAACATCGGGATGATCCAGTCGCCTGCTGATGTGGTTGGCGGGTTGGAGGCTAAAATCACGCGGCAGCGTTGCTTATCGTCCGAGCTTCGGACCCAACCCATCAAAAAGCGAATCGCCGCTTCTCGATTCTGCACAACCTCGTCAATGCCGAGGAGATCGTGCGGCTGCCCCTGCCAGTGGTCCTCGTCGCCGGGTTTTGCGATACCGCCAAAATCAATGGTGCGGCCCTCGACGGTTTTAAGCCGTGGAGGAGCGGATCCGTTGTAGCCCTTCTCGGTGCCGTTTATTTCCTTGGCGCGGTCGGTCAGGCCAGTCAGATCGGTGTAGTGCTTGCGAATTAGAAGCGTTTTCTGGTGCTCGGTCGCAGCCAGACCACACAAAAGATCGGTTTTGCCGCAGCCGCCTGATCCACCGTAGAGCAAAACGTCCGCTTGGCATCTGACCGCTTGGAGCTGAGGGCCCGGTGTTGGAAACCATAAGCGGCCATCGGATCGCTCTTGCACCAGCTTGTCCATCTCGGCCTGCTTTTCAGGCGGGAGCTGGTCGTATTTTCCGATCAGCTCCTCGATCAGTGCGGACTCTTGCGTCATTGCTCGCCCCAGACCTTTTTGTAATTCCTCGCGAACTCGTCGGCCTCGGCCTCGGTTGCAAAGCCGATGACCTCGCCCTGGGCCATGGCTTTCTCGAACGCGACCTGCGGATCGAGTCGCTCGAGATTTCCCTCAGCGTCCCGCTGGATGGTGGCATAGGCGTAGTGGACGCCGTCTGATTCTGCCGTGGCCATCATGTGCGAGCCCTTCATGCCCTTGCCCATATCAATGGTGGGCGAATTGTCAGGGTCCAAGATCCGCTTCACAAAATCTAAGTCCTTGTTGGCCTCGAGGATGGCTTGCATTTTCGCGGTTTGCGGGTCGTCGTCGGCCATCAAAATCTCCTGTAATGACAAATTTTTCGCGATTCATAAGTGCCTGAGCTGTAAGGCGAAACCTCAACTGACCGGGCGCTGCCGTTCAGATTTTTCACCGGATTCGCTTCATCGCTTCATTGGTCGTGATTATCCCGCCATACATCGGCGCCGACAACCTTTGCCCCAAAGTCCTCAGCATCCGGGCCTGATCGTTGCGATCGCGATTGTATTTGCAAAAGGTCCGGTATTCGGCCTTGTGCGCCGGGATCTCCTGCGCTAAGCGAAAGTGCTCGTCGGACAAAAACGAGGCCCACCACGCCTCCACACCAATCGCCGCCTGCTGCTTGAAATGCACCATCTCATGCGCATGGAGCTCGAGACCGACATGGCCTCCACCGGGGTTAAAAATTTTATTGTCGTAGGCGAAGATATTTTTCTCAGTCACCGGCAGCACAGCTCGGATCTCGTTGATGTTCGGTGGCCAGTCCACCACGACCTCAGCCTGCATCCCCATTACTTCGGCCGCTCGACGCAAAGCGCCACAAACGACACCGATTCTGACTCGACCTTTATCGAGGCACTGGCCGCATTGCAACCGTGCTCGCCATCCAACTTCCGATAAGTCCCAACCGGGAATGCCGGCGCCACAGCACACTCCTCGGGCCCACACGAAATCAACCACACCACCAAAATCCACTCGATCATATTCTCATCCTCGATTTTTTTTTCGGGCCACTATCCGCTCCTGCGTAAGCCGCCACCCTGCGCAAACGATCGGGCTCCTTGGGTC